TGAGGATTCCGATTCTGATACTGATACTGATATTGATTCTGATTCTGATAATGGAAGTGAAATCAATGATGATAACGATACTATAATAATTCTAGATAACGGAACAACTAGTGAAATAATAAACAATGAAAATAATAACGAAGCTGATAATGAACATGATAATGATATTATTGAACAACAACATTCAAGAAGACGTACAATGAATCGTATTTTATTGAATACTCCAAATATTGACCCTGTTAGAATGCCTAATACTAGTAATTTTATATATAATTCAATCAGGAATCATTTATTTGAATCAACTCCAGGAATTGAAGATACAGATAGAGATATTTATTGGTTTATCGACAGAAATGGTGATAGTTCATTAAATGAATAATAATAATAATAATCAAGTAATAAATTATATTGAATACAAAAAATAAGGAACAAGATATAAATTAATTATCAATATTATAGTATTGATTTTTTCATTGAATGATGACAATAAACTAGTTATAAAAACAGTAGAAACCATCATTGCTGCATCGGCTAATAAAATGACAGGCCCTAATTCTTTCGCATAATCCTTGAATGTATCCAATATTTCACTCTGCCCTCGCGGAACCCAATTGAAAAAATAGGCGAATAATAAATCATGAATTACCTGGACAATTACCGCTAATGTTGCGAAAATAAAAATATTAAAATTCGAAAATATTAAAGGATAAATTAATTGGACAATTATAACGCCAATAGTTATACTAAGAACATCAGCCAATACACCTGCAAGTCCATATTTTTTATACCATTCACGTAGAGTTTTCGATCTAATTTGTCCTAAAATAACACGTAATATTACAATCAAATCTGTTGTAATTGCACCATTAATCAGTGGTAAATAATCTACTGTTTTTCTAAAATTACTAATATCCGCAAACATTATCAAATATTATATATTTTTATAGATATAATAATTACCATTTGTTTTTTTTGACATTGATAGCAGGTCCTTGACGTTTCTTGGCTTTATTTGGGTCATATGTTTCTTCGTCATCAGAACCCATTCCTTTCGAAATTTCCCAAAATTCCTTCGAACCTAATTTGAAATCTGGATGATTTTCGGCTTTGTACCAAAATATTTGGTCATTCAATTTATTTGATTTTGCATTGTTATTGATTACTAGACATTCATAATTCTCGGTAGTTTGGTCCATTACTGCACAAAATGATTCCAATGTAGGAAACATACTTGCATAATTTTCCCAAATACGTTTTCGATTTGTTAAATAAGGTTCTCTTAAAATAAATACATAATCGATATTGGTTCTCAAATTTGGTGGAATACCTAGTGGATATTGCATAGTAATAATAAGCATAATTTTCCAGTGACGGCCATTCATGAATAAAAGACGCATCATTTTGTCTCTAGTCCAGGATTGATCATATAAACAATCGTCTAATATAACAAATGCACGAGGATCAATTGTTGTTTTGCGATATGTTTCTATTTCTTTATTTACCTGTTTGAGAATCATTTTTTGTCTTCTTAGAACATTTTCAATCAAAACTGTATTATATTCTTCATGAATAAATAATCTTGGAACATGTGCAGAATAAAATCCATTGCCTGCTTCTGTTCCTGAAATAACTGTTCCTATAGGTATATCTTGATGATAATATAACAAGTCTCTTACTAAAAATGATTTACCAGTATCACGTCTTCCAATTAAAACTACTACCGGTCCTTTGTTTTCATCTGGCTTAAATGTAATTTCACGCATATTAAATTTTTTTAATTCCAATGTCATTGTTTCTATTTAGATAATATTATATACGAATAGATTTTTATTATTTACTAAACGTACAAAATTAGTTTAGAAACACTTTTGAAATATATACAAACCACTTATACTTCTTTTTCAAAATTTGTTTAAGAATGTCGGATAAGTTCTCAATAGATCAATGTAAAATAAATCTTATTGATATGGAATATTTAGAAAGAAATTTTATACCAACAATTGAAGACATTGAACATGAGTATAATCCATTTTTAATTTCAGAATTACAAAATTATAATCCTATTTATGATTTGTTTTTTAAATTGAATGAGAACGATTATAATAATATTACTCTTAATAATGAAAAACATATTATCAATTTAGAAAAGATTTTTGACGTTACTAGAAGTGAAGAAAAGTTTCAATCTGTTTTTATAAAATTCTCACCATTACTAGACCCAATCCGTTATATGATGGGGAAATATAAATCAGATGATAAAACTATACGTATTTTACCAAAACCACAAAGTATTTATTCGGAGAACGAATTAAAATCACATTCTAAATTATTAGACACCAACAACGCCGCATACACTGATAATTTCTTTAGTTTCTTGTCAAGCAAATTATTAAGCCACGAAGGTTTTATTCATGGTATCAATTTTTATGGTAGTTTCTTAGGAATTCAAGAAAAATATAAAATGAATATTACTGATGATTTAGAATATTTGAATTCATCTACATATTTTAATGAAAACAAAAATAAATTATTTAGTTTGACTGAAACAACAGAAAATGAATTCAATAACTTTGGGTCTAGAGCAAACAAACATAAAATTCAAATATCAGATTCTAATAATCACAATATAAGTGCTATTTCGCTTGAAGTTTTAGATTCAGATTCTATTCAAGAAGAGATAATATTAGATAAAATGGAAGAATTAATATACGAAAAATTAGAGTCAAATATTGAATCCAAATCTAGCGATGAAGATGAAGTGAATGATGATGCTAATTCTGAATCATCTGACTCTGAAAATTCCACTGAATCCGATGAAGATGAAGTGAATGATGATGCTAATTCTGACTCTGAAAATTCTAATGAATCTGATAGCGATAAAGATTCTAGTAATTGGGAAACAGATTCAGATGCAGAAACTGAAGAAAATTATTTTGATGATGAAGAAAATCAAAAATACACATTTATTCGTAACTTTCCAGTTCAATTAATTTGCCTTGAAAAATGTCATGGAACAATTGATGAATTATTTGTTAAAGAACAATTAGACATAAATAGTGCTGCAAGTGCACTTTTTCAAATTATAATGATTTTGATCACTTACCAAAAAACATTTCATTTTACACATAATGATCTTCATACAAACAATATAATGTACATAAATACGGATATTGAATATTTATTTTACAAATATAATGACAAATATTATAAGGTACCTACATATGGCAAGATATTCAAATTAATCGATTTTGGTCGTAGTATTTATCGTTTCAATGGTAAGATATTTTGTTCCGATAGTTTTGCAAATGGCGGGGATGCCGCTACTCAATATAACTGTGAACCTTATTTGAATAATTCAAAACCAAGGTTAGAACCAAATTATAGTTTTGATCTATGTCGTCTCGGTTGTTCCATTTATGATTTTATTATTGATACAGATAATAGCGAAGATATAGAAAATTTTGATGAATTTCAAAAAACAATTTATAGATGGTGTTTGGATGATAATGATAAGAATGTTTTGTATAAAAGAAATGGTGATGAACGGTATCCAAATTTCAAATTATATAAAATGATTGCGAGAACAGTTCATAAACATACACCTGAATCGCAACTAGAACACCGATATTTCAACCAATTTTTGATAAAAGAAATCGATAATTCAAGTTGTTCATTGATGGATATCGATAAATTACCATGTTATGTTCTATAAAAATAAATAAAAAATAATTTCAATATATTTTTTATTTATCTAATAACTAGCATTAGGACGGTTATTTTTTACCATATTTGGATCTGCTGACATATCACGTGTAGCCATTCCACCACGAACCCACCCGTTTAATGCAGCCTCTTCTACAGTATATTTTGGATTTTGTACTTTTTCCTCCATTTTTGAATCAATAGGATAAAGTGAATAATTTGCAAATGATTTATCCATGATAGTAGAAACGCTCTTTTTATCACTTACTATTTCTCCTTGTTGTAATTGTGATTCTAAAACTGGATCATTACTTCCACGTCCTAAATATGGTACTGTCAGAAAAGGACGTTCCACCAATTGTAGTTTTTCTAGAGGGCGTTCTTGATCAGAATTAATTAATAATGAAGAATCTGCATCAATTACTGAACCGCCTAAACCTAATCCACGTGCAATTCCACTATAATTCACAGTTGGTTGTGATGTAGCAAATGAAACATGACTATCTGATGTTGATTCACTAAAAAAATTGGATAAAGTATAGTTTGCAAATCGAGTATTATAAAGTGTTTTTTGTGATTGATCTGTTACATCATCTCCGATTCTATCAGTATTATTAAACATATATGAACTAATTGTTGCCATTTTATAAAACTTGGTTTATATTATAATACGAGAAGGAAATTTCTAAATAATTATAAATATTTGATTTTTATAAACCAATTATTTATATTTATACCTTTGAAGTTTAATATAATGTATAATGAGTTAAATTACGTGCTAATGAAAATGGATTTCCTTCTTTTGAACTGATAGCACTACCATAACAAAATTGTGCAAATGCATTTGCATCGTTTGGAATTGTTGTACTAGGATTACTATTGAATTGTCTTAAAGATTGTTCAAATACTAAATTATCACCTAAACTATTAAATAATTTATCTGCAATATCTGGCTGGTCAGGATTTGCTTCTTGAACAAATTGTTTGGCACTTGATAAGATTTGCTCATTAATATTTTTATTGAATGATGGTGGTGCAGGCTTTTTATTTGGATTATAATCATAATCTGGTAATAATACATTATCAAATGGATTTTGTGACGTAGGTTTATCAAAAATATTTGGGTCAATTGGAATATTATTTTGTTTTAAATATTCTATTGCTGGACTATCAAACCCTTCTTTCATATTTTCTTTAAGATTATCTAATGACTTTTTTGATTCTGTCTTTGTTTTTTCTTTTTTATGATAATAATGCATAAGATATATTCCACCGATAGTTACTAGACCGATTAACAAAACGCGTAAATTTTTTGAAAATATAAAACCAAGAATGGTCAAAATAATTACTGAACGAGTAACTGCATTCAATTTTTGTTCATATGTCATATTCTCTACTGGAAAAAATTCAAAAATATATTTTTGTTGAAATAAAACATTTGGGTCCTCTGACCAAAATGGAATATATTTAGATTTTTTATTAAAATCAAACATACTATCTACACTTTGGTTATTATCTATTTCTATTACTTTATTATTTGATAAATCAAAATCTACTTTATTTGATTTTAATGATATTTGACTCATTATTTATAAAAATTATATATATATCTTGAGTATATAATTCCTTAGTAAGAAGATACGATTTTACTAAATATGTGTCTTGTTTTCCAAAATATCCGATAATGGTTTCTTTATACATTTATCATCTATTTCTAGCGTATCACATTTAGTTTCTTGTGGCACAATCTTCAAAATACATTTTGATTTTTCACCATACAATGATTCTGTACAACCGTTTTCAATATGCTTTTTTATTTTCATAGTTTTTCTTTTGATATCTTTATATGATTTTACACATCTTGAACGAAAATGTTCATATCTCTCTCTTACCATCTCATAAGTCAATCCTGAAATTTTATTCAACATTTTGTTTATTAACTCGTGTAAATCATAAATATATCTAGAAAATGTATCTCGAGATTCCATATGTTTCATTTTCAGTGGCAACTTTCTAAAATTTTTAAATAAATTTTTTCTGCACTTACCACACGGCAATACATATCTCAAACTCATTACAAAATCATAATAGTGTTGCCTCTCTTTACATGATGGTTTTACAGGATAATTGAAACTCATTGTATGTAAATAGTGCCACATACTCGGTCCCCAAACGGTTGTCAACATGCCATCGTTACTATTATAATCATTTTCTGAATATATTCTTTTTATAGTTTTGTTTTTTCTTTCCTTTTTTATAGTTTTATTCAACATTTAGAAATTTAGAAATTTAGAATATATTATATAATCATCATAAATTATTGTTTCCTAAAATTTAGCGATAAATTTGTTAAACTAATTTATAGAAATTATATATACGATGGCAAATTTTATCGAAGTAGCAAGAAAATTTATTCGACCATACTATTATTATATTATAACTCTTGTTGTTTTAATTATTTTTATTTATGCTGGCGTATATGCTTATAATACATTTTATGCTAATAAAGTCGCTAACAAGTTCTCAGATGTAGCGAATGCTAATCGTGGAACTAAAGAAGTTGATTTATTATTTTTTCATGTAGATTGGTGTCCTCATTGTAAAAAAGCACTTCCTGAATGGAATAATTTCAAACAAAATTATGAAGGTAAAGAACTCAATGGTTATGTAGTTAAATGTGTTGATATGGACTGCACAAATGAAACTAGTGATATCGCCCGCGCTATCAATACATATAAGATCGATTCTTATCCTACAATAAAAATGCTGAAAGAAAATCAAACAATCGAATTCGATTCAAAAATAACAAATTCATCGCTTGAACAATTTGTAAATACTATGTTGAACTAGATACCATTTCTGAACCTAATTTAATTAAATTTATTCTTTCTTCAACGCTTGTAGTAGCATTATAAATATCATATAATGATACCGACGGTCGTTCAACTGTAAATTCATGTTTTATTTCTATTTTATCATATTTTGAAATATTTTTGATAAGTTTATTTAATAACATGATAATATAATCTAATAATGTTGATTCTGAATCTAATTTAGGTTTTTCTTTCTTTTTTGATGTACGATTCAGTGCAATAATTTCATCTGGATTTGCACCATTTTCAATACATCTAATTAAAGGATAATTCATTAAAAACCCACCATCACAATAACAGTTGTTTTCAATTAAAAATGGTGCAAATATTACAGGAAGAGCACATGAGCAATATACAGCATCTATTACCTTCCAATCTGGATGGGTTTCATGAGATATATCTTCTGTTATGAATCTATTCATTTCAGTAGTATAAATATGAATATCTATCTTTGTCAATTCATATAATTCTTTCATCGTAATATCTATTGAAATATCTTTACCATTGAACACTGGTAAAAACGTTTCACGAATTGATTTAATATCAAAAATTCCTTTTTTGTTGAATGATTCAAATATTGAATATATATTGAAGTTAAACACATTATTCCATGGTCGTTTAATAAGAAAATCATCCAATGTTTCCCAATCATAATTGAGTGCTAATAAAATTAAAAAAATAGAACCAACTGATGTTCCATACATTGATTCAATGTCTTCTAAGTTCCATAATCCTTTTTTATGGCATTCACGTATAATTCCGTAATATGAAAAACCGGTTACTCCACCACCTGCACATACTATATGTTTTATTTTATTTTTTTCTGATTTTATA